ACGGTTAACGTTGGCGCGATTGGCACACCAGCGATTGATGTCAGTGATGGATTGACGCTTGGTGAGAGTGTAACCCTGTCCTTGTCAGATTTGACAATGGTACTATCGGATAATATCACTATCGCAGATGTGTCAGGAATAGCGGTTGTGTCCGGTAACATCTTTCCAAACCCGGACAATGCCGGCGCGAGTTTATTGAGTTCAACGACAAGCGCGAGATTATGAAATTCAGAGACAAGAGAAAGGTGGTGTAGCAATGACTTTACCTCCAAAAGATCCAAATGCAGTTGACTTCTATCATATCGTTTGGTGTTCGGAAGATGGAACCAATGACGGGACAGCCAGTGACACCGGGGAGCTTCAGGGTGCAACGATCAGCACGACTGACTGGACGTTACCTGCGGGAATAACAGAAGATTCAGAAAATACAAGTGAACTGACGATGCGCGGCATTACCTACGCAGCCGATACGGTGACGACCATCAAGTTATCCAGCGGGACAGGCGGCCTGGATTATGAACTACTCAATCGCATCACCACCAGCGACGGGCGCACATTGGATAAGTCGATCACCATCATGGTGCGGGAGCAATGACAGAAGACAACGGCAAGGACAACCCGCTCGACATCCTGAACGCAAAACCTATCTCAGCATGGCCTTATCCGCGCATCCTGGTCGGTGTGCTTCAAGAACGCTCTATGTCTTATGCCTCACAAGTATTCTATGACTTCTGGAGAATAGCACAGCAGGGAGTTCCCATCATCCAGATGCCTTATATCAGAACTGACATAGCGCGCACCAAGATGGCAGTTCAATTATTACAAACAGACTACACCCACCTGCTGATGCTCGACATTGACCACAGGCACCCGGTAAGCATCATCCAGAAGTTAGCGCGCTGGGTGTTGCTGAAGCCAGATGTAAAGGTGGTCGGCGGGTTGAACTTCCGCAGGGGCGAACCATTTGATCCTTGCTGTGGATGGTGGGGCAAAGACGGTGATACAGCAATTCACCGGCCAACCGAATGGGATGAAGGCTTGATGAAGGTTGACATGGTAGGAACTGGATCGCTGCTGATCGCCAGGGAAGTGTTTGAGCTTATCCCGCCTCCCTGGTTCTTCAACGATTATTCAAGGGTATGGGCTGACGAGTGGCCAGGTGAAGATGTGTCATTCTCGAAGCTGTGTAATGAGTATGGTATTGACCTGTTTATTGATACGACCTGCACCAGCCCACACATGACGGCGGCGATGATTACCGAGGACACGTATAGGAATCATTTAGAGAAAAGTGGAGATAAAACACAGAGCTATGATGAGTTCGTGGAAAGAACTAAGCAACAAGCATAAGGGCGAGGTGGGTCTAGTGGTCGGGAACGGTCCCAGCCTGAAAGAGATCCCGCTGGACTTCCTGGGTAAGTATCCATCATTCGGGACTAACCGCATCTATCTGCTGGACGGGTTCATACCCACTTATTACGCTGCGGTCAATTCGCTGGTGATCGAACAGTTCAGCAGCGAAATTAACTTGATGGAGTGTGAGAAGTTTGTCACGGCGCGCTTTCTCATGGATGGGACGATTGCATCCGCGCACCCGCTTTATTCGTCAACACTACCATGTTTCAGTAGACACCCAGATGATTATGTTTACGAGGGTTACACGGTGACTTATGTCTGCTTGCAACTGGCTTATTTCATGGGCTTTGAGACTGTGCTGCTGGTGGGCGTTGATCACAGTTACGAGTTCAAAGGTGGTGCAAATGCACTCTCACAAGCCAAGGGTGATGATGTCAACCACTTCCACCCTGATTACTTTGGTGATGGTGTGCTGTGGCATACCCCTGATTTGGAACAATCGAAATGGGCTTACCAGATGGCAAAGACGGTATTTGAAGCGGACGGCAGGAAGATATTGAACCTGACCCCAGGATCAGCTTTAGATGTATTTGAGAAGGGAGATATTGCGGAATGGTGATAAGAGAAATATACGACCAAGGCAAGGTGCTGCTATTGGGGGAGGATGGACAGGAGCATTATACCGAGCTGGCACAAGAGATGGTCGATAGGGATACGCGGTTGACTGAGTATAATTATTTCCCCAGGTGGGGAGGTAATCCAAATGTAACAACGTTCAGCGCGACCTCGATGGAGCCAGGTGGATACTTGCCGACACCAGCACACCGACCAATACCAAGGGTCACAGAATGGAGATGTGAGAACTGCGAATCCGTGATGCTTGCCGAACATCGCAAGTGTGAGGATTGCGGAGCGCCAAGGCATTTCTTGTATGGGACTGGCGATGACTAAACTGACCGGGCTGCTGTCCACCTACTACGATTTGGATCTTCTGCATGGGCGATTAGCGAACCTGAATAAGCAGGATGTTGACATGGAAGTGGTGGTGATAGCGGAACAGGGATCGTTTGAGATAGCAGTAACACAAGATTGGTCTACCTTGCAACCCAGGTATGTATTCAAGTTCATCGAAACCGACGGCATCCCAACCCTGTACGACGCATGGAACCAGGGAATAGCAATAGCAGAAGGCGAATACCTGACCAACATCAATACAGATGACCGGCTTTATCCAGGCGCATTACAGAAGATGATCGATGTGCTGGACAGCGACCCAGAGATAGGCGTGGTGTATCCAGATGTTGACCGGGTTGACGAGATTGACGGTCAACCATTCGGGCAATTCACCTGGGCAGAAGGCGATATTGATGTGTTGCTTCGTGGCTGCTTCCTCGGTCCTATGCCCATGTGGAGAAAGTCGCTGCACGATGAACACGGACTGTTCGACCCGGATATGCACAGTTGCGGAGATTATGACTTCTGGCTGCGGATCGCCAATGCAGGCGTGAAGATGAAGAGGATCGCTGAACCGCTTGGCGCATACTTTGACCGGCCTCAGAGCATCGAACACAGAGAGCCAATCAGGACCACCTGGGAGACAGCGAGGTCAAAAGGGAAGTATCGTGAGTGATAACGGACGCATTACCTGGACTAACGACAAGCGGCTATTGAGCGACCTTATTCCGTGGCCTCGTAATCCCAGGCAGATAAAGAAATCACAGGTCGAGCGGTTGCAAGAATCGATTGACCTATTTGGGCAGGTGGATGTAATTGCCATCGGACCGGGCAACGAAATCTATAACGGACATCAGCGCCTTGTATCTTGGGCTGATAAGTATGGCGATATTGAGGTCGATGTTAGGATCAGCAATCGGGAACTGACCGAGAAGGAACGGGAAAAGCTGACCGTGTTCCTGCATAAAGGGGCAGCGGGTGAGTGGGACTTCGATGTATTGGCTAACGAGTTCGATGTCGATGACCTGCTGGATTGGGGTTTTGAGGAGCATGACCTTGACCTTGATATGTGGGGCGTTGAACCAGAGGAAGACCCAGGCGCACAGATTGACAGGGCTGAGGAGTTGCGCGAGAAGTGGGGCGTTGAAAGTGGGCAACTGTGGAAATTGGGATCACATAGATTGATTTGCGGTGACTGCACGGATGCTAAAACTTTTGAGATGTTGATGGGTGACGATAAAGCTTATCAATTAATGACATCTCCCCCTTACTGGGTGGGAATGGAATATGAGAGCCAAGGAAGCATTGAGGAAATAAAAGAATTTATTCGTTCATCTGCCAATGCTTTTATGCCATTTATGGAAATTGATAAAAGCCGGGTGATTATTAACACAGGAACAGGACGAGCATCATCAATAGGTGATGAGCCTGAAACATGGATATTGTTGGATTGGTGGCGGGATGCTTTATTGGAGCATGGTTTCAAGCTGCGCCATATCAGGGTCTGGATTAAACGGGGCGGGTTTGCAATGCCAAGGGGAGCGGAGACAGATATAGTTGATCAGCATTGGGAATTTATAGCAACCTTCTACCATCCGAAGGGCAAGAAAAGAGGTCAGAACATAATCAAAGAGCCTTGGGTACAGGCTGGTTATTGGGATGATTTTGTAGGTGAAGCGCGACAAGCGGGACACGTTGCGAGCTTCCCGCTTGAGCTACCTGAACGATGCTTGAGGTTGTATGGGGAAAAGAGCGAATTGGTGTTGGAGCCTTTTAGCGGAGCCGGAACCACGATTGTCGCCTGTGAACGGTTGGGGCGCAAGTGCAGGGCGGTCGAAATCTCACCCGCTTATTGTGCCGTAGCAATCCAGCGGTGGGCAGACATGACCGGACAGGAGCCGGAGTTGGTGACAAAATGACACCATTAAAAAAGGGGAACGGAAACGGGATGAAGGCTGCTGACATGATTGCGGCCATCGAGGAGGCGCAGGGATTTGTGACTAAGGCATCTAGCATCCTGGGATGTTCCCGTAACAAGTTCTACACCTACCTGAAACGTTATCCAACGGTGCAGGAAGTATTAGAGGACACCAGGGAGAAGCGGCACGAGTGGGTTGAGAGTAAGTTGATGAAGCAGATAAACGATGACGTATTGACCGCCATAATATTCTACCTGAAGACACAGGGCAAGCACCTGGGTTATGTCGAGCGGCAAGAGGTATCACAATCAGGTAAGTTAGAGATTGAATATGTTAATGACTGGCGCCACGCCAAAGATTAGATTACCGTACCGCACCCAGGGCAGCAGACCGTCAGGCGTGATGCTCGGCGGTTCAATTGGCTATCTGCTGGTCGCAGATGGCGTAAGACTACCCTGGCTATGGCTATTGCCGTAGAAGCGGCTCTAAGCGGCGATCAGGTCGTCTGGGGAGCGCCAACGCACGACCAGGTGCGTATTGGCTGGAACGAAACCAAGCAGGCCACAGGCGGGATATTCGATTTCACAGTACAGAAGGGATTGGCTGAGTATCCACCTTCGGGCGGGTCAATTATCTATCGGTCATTAGACGATCCTGATAATGCCAGAGGTCACACCGCTGATGGCGTGGTGATTGACGAGATTGGGGATGTAAAACAGGCTGCCTGGTATGAAGTGATGCGCCCAATGCTGATTGATACTGGCGGCTGGATGTGGGGCATGGGAACGCCCAGGGGCCGCAATTGGTTCTGGCGAGAACACAGGGCAGCCATTGACAGGGATGATAGCCAATGCTGGCAGGTGCCAACCAAGGGCTGCGAGATAGTGGAAGGGCAGTTGGTCCACAAACCTCACCCGCTGGAGAACCCCGATATTGAGTTCAGCGAGATAGAGCAGTTATTCACAACCACGCCAAT